AACCGCAAAGAAATGGACGGCGTTAGAGCTGGAACCAAAATGGGTACTGCTGGCCCAAGGTTTCAAGTTATGGAACTCACAGGCAAAAAGTTGCCAACTGACAAATTGGCTTTGGATGTTATTAATACAGGGCAAGGTTTGCTTGAGGTTTCTAAGCTCAGAGATCGTTTGCAAGACCCGGAAATTCAGACTGGTTTGCGAGCCGTTCCAGCTCCTATTCTTACAAAAATTAGGAGTTTGGTCGGCAGAGAAACAACGGAAGGCGACATTGCTGCAGTGCTTGCAAGTAAAGAATTGTCTGGAACGGACAAAACAACTTTATTTATCAAGGACGCAATTCTTGCGGCTTTCAAAATTGAGCAAGGCTTGACTGGAACTAGAGTCCCAGTATTTACGCAAAAAACAGTTGGCCCAATTCTTGACCCAAGAGCTTACTCGCCAGAAACGTATGACAAACTTTTAGAAACCAGGCAGAAGGAATTGTTTGGCCGTGGGAAAGACTATGGCTTTGATGAAGGAGAGATGAGCGCCATAGCTAGAGTTCAAGGAATGCCTGGTACGTCAGGAACAAAACCCGCTGCGCCACAACCTCAATCAGAATCTCAACAACAACAGGCAATTTCCGCTTTTGGCAGTTATGAACCTGATAAATATGAATATGGAACTAATCCTGCAACAGGCAAATTTGCAAGACGGCTAAGGAGTCAGTGATGAGCAAATGGGAAGACGCGCCCGATACACAAGTTGCACGACCAAAAACGCAAACTTCTGGTTGGGAAGACGCGCCTTCAATAAACGTATTAAGTCAAATACCTAGTGGATCAAAATCGGTTTCTGAACCTATTGTAAACACTCGTCCAGTAACTGATGTAGTTAACAGAGCATTGGTTGCTGGAACGATTGGCGCTCCTGTTGATATTGCAACCATGTTGATGCGCCCATTTGGCTATAAAGAAGAAAAGCCATTTATGGGTTCTGAATACATTGGTCAAAAAATGCAAGAGGCTGGCATGGTAACGCCAACTCGTAGGCCTGTAGCTGAACTTTTGACTGGGCTTGCGCCTTCTATTTTGACTGGTGGGGCGGGACTTGCTCGCTACGGTATAGGTAAGACTGGCGAATTAATAAGTACCGCAAGAGGTAAGCCTGCGGCAGCAGAGGCCGAGCGCGTTCGTCAGGCTGGATTTGCTGAACTGCAACCAGGTATAGCAAGAACAGAGCAAGAACTTGCTGACATTGAAAGGCAGCGTGGTTTTACAGAAAGAGCGTTGGGTCAAATTAGGCAGCAACCAATTGTTCGTCAGCAACGTCAGGCAAATCAACCGTATACGCCAAAACAGTTGGAATCTTTGCAAGCCGCTGAGTTACGCAAACCAATCACTGAGCAAGTTGCGGCACAAAATGTTGCAGAGCAGCAAAGGCTCGCAAGAGCGCAAGCATCAATGGGTCAGGCAGAAGAGCAATTTGGCGCTGCAAAAAACGCTGTAGATCAATTAGAACAGCGCTTATTAAAACAGCCTGGCATCAATGCAGAGCAATTTGGATCAGAACTTCGCCAAGCTACGCAAAAACTAGAAAGAGATTTGGTTGCTACTAGAGCGGAAGGGTCGGGCTTTTCAAATGTATTAGAAAAGTACGGTGATCAACCTGTAGTCAATACAAACAGACTTGTATCAACCATTGAAAATCTTAAAGAACAAACAAGAAATCCAAATGTAATTAGGATGCTTGATCAGGTTAAGTACCTTGCAGGCACTGAAGGGTCCGATGGGAAGGTTATCAACCAACTTAGCCTGCGTAATGCCGACTCTTTAAGAAAGTATCTAAGCAAAGATATCTTCCAGACTGAAGAAGGAAGGATGCTTGCTGCAAACAAGGAAGTCTTAAATGTTCTGAAACAGCTTAGAGGTGATTTGATTAAGCAAACACCTGATGACTACAAGCAAGCGCTTGGAGCTTTCAGAACATTGTCGAGGCCTCTTGACATTGTTGAGCGTAATGGCGCTCTTGCTAGGGTCATTGATGTTGACCCGCTGTCAACTGCTGAAAAATTAACAGAAGCTCAAGTTACGGGTGAAATTGTTCGCAAGGCCCAGCAAGGCAATCCAGTGTTCTCTCGATTGCTTGAAGTCTCTCCAAACTTGCGAGAGTCTGGTCGCTTGTATTTCACGCAAAATCTTTTTGGAAAAGAAGCCGTTCCTACAGAGGCATCTCTTAGAACTTGGTTGCTAGCTAATGAGCGACCACTTAAGCAACTTGGTTTGTATGATGAATTCAAAAGCATACGAACAGCAAGGGAGACTGCGCAACGTGCTGTCAATGACGCTAAAGGCCAACTCGATGTTGCTAAAGCGGTTGCAGGAGAAGCCAAGGCTGCAAGAGAAGCGTCTGGATCAATGTTTCAAAGATCGCAAACACGACTGGCAGATGTTCTTGGGACAATTGAAAAACCTGGCGACTTAGCAAAACGTGCTGCAGCCGCACCTGAGAAAGCATTTGAACAAAAGTTGAATCAACAATTAAGCGCAGCAGCCAATAAAAGGCAAATGATTGACACGCTTTTAGAGGCTGAATCCAATCTCATAAGAGCAGAAAAACCTGCTCAAGTAGTAAAAGAAATGAGACTTCTCGCAAAACAACTTAAAGATAAAAACTTAATAAACGAAGAAACTCGTGATCTTATGATGAGGCAAGCTGACAGTCTCAGTAATGACGTAGAAGCTCAACGCAAAGCAATTGCAACCATTAAAAAAGCTGTTGCTTATGGCGCTGGTTTTGGCGCAACCGGCTATGTTGCTCAACAACAAATTTTGGGAGGTGGAAATGCCCCTTAAGAAAGGTAGTAGTCAAAAAACTATTTCCGGCAACATCGGAGAGATGGTGCGGAAGTTCAAAGAAAGTGGCAAGATTGGCACAAGCCGTCCTGCCAGTAAGAGAGCTGCAGTCAAGCAGGCTGCGGCCATAGCCTATTCCACAGCGCGTAAAACCAAGAGAGGTATGCGATGAACTACGATGGCATGATGAAAGCAGAAGGAAACAAAGAAATGAAGCGCCAAGAAGCGCAGGCAGCAGAGGCAGGTCGCAATGAAGTTGCAGGCTCGCTTGCAGCGCAACGTGCGTTAGGTCGCCAGCCTATGAACAAGATGCCTGAGCGCCAGCCCAAGCGCCGCATGATGCGGTGAAGCGTAAGCAGTCGGGCATAAACCCTGACTTAGAGGCTGCGATAAGCAAACTCTTGGCTGAAGTCATGGCAGACCCGGAAGCAAGCCTTACCGATAAGTCGAAGATTATTGATCGAGCATTGAAGTTAGAAGCCATACGCCTGAAAGCGAGTGATGCTGACTGGGGTAGAGGCTTTATGGATGAAGACGAAGATGAAGATAGTTAAGGTAGACTAGATAACCTTAATTAACCCCATGAGGCTGAACATGGATTCGAATCTTCTGTTGAAGGTAGTACGCATTAGTTTGAAGTTAGTGGTGGCGAGGGTGTTGACAATCTTGGCGTTGTCGATGACTTTTGCCTTAGCTTGCTGGACAATGTGGGGGCCGAGTTATGAGCGGATCGCCGCATTGCTTATCTTTGCCATCACAGTGTTTTTACCATCCTTGATGAAGGAAACAAAGCATGATGACGATGACGAAAGTAGTGAGCAAACAGGTGGTGCTAAAGCCTAGCCAAGGCACGACCAAGCAGGTCAACCCTAACTTCCAGCCTAAGTTCACCAATGGTGCGCCATGCTATGGCACCATGACTGCAGCGCAGCAATGGGGGAACAAAGGTGGCAAATAATATTGCGTTTCTTGCTACTGGCAAGACTTACCTTTTAAGCGTAACAACAACATCTGCGAATGTTGCTGTCTACGCTGACACGCCTGCTAACCAGTTTGCGCTTTACAACGATGGCAACCATGAAATCTTTGTAAAGACAGGTGCAAGTAGCGGAACTACAGCGGTGATACCAACGTCTGGTACTGGTGAGTATGGATTTGTCGTTCCGCCTAACAGTAGAATTGTGATTACCAACGGCCAGGCCAATGGAACTAATCCGGTCTACTTTGCTGCCATTGTTGATACGGGTACGCACAACCTGTACATCACACCGGGCGAAGGGATGTCCTAAATGGAAGTGTCAATGTCAGTAGTCATACAAGCCCTGATTGGTGCTGCTGCTGGAGCGTTTGGTGCTTATGTGGCTATTCGTTCAGACCTGGCAGAACTCAAGGCTAAGGTTGAACATTTGCACATGACAGCCGATAAAGCGCATACACGCATTGATCAGATTCTGAACAAGTGATGGATGATAAGACTCACGAGCTAGCAGTCCTTAAAGCGCAAGCTAAGATTAGGCTTGAAGAGCTTAAAGCGCAAGATTCGGCCAAAGAAGTAGCAGGCAAAGCCATTGGCGAAGATGGCTTACTGTATATCTTCCTAATCGTGATTGTAGGTGTTGGTGCATCTCTTTTCCTTGAGGGCGAAAAGATCGCCGCTGTTATGGGCTTGCTTGGCGCTTCACTTACTGCGCTGATTCAAATGCTTAACGGTATTGCTGGAACCGCACCCAAGCAAGAAAAGCCTGAGTTTGAAGTGATTAAAGACTTGATCCATCGTTTAGACAAGTTAGACCGTGCCGAGCAACCGATGCAGGTTGATGTTGAAGGCTCTAAAGTAACGGTTAAAAAAGGTTCAGATCAAATCACTGCAAAAGGATAACTATGTTTGAGTTACTTAGTGGTGGTTTGCTTGGCAGCATCTTTGGTGGTTTGTTTCGATTAGCGCCAGAGGTCTTGAAGTTCCTCGACAAGAAGAACGAACGCCAGCATGAGCTGAACATGTTTCAGTTGCAGACCGATCTTGAGAAGATGCGCGGCACTTTCAAGATGGAGGAGAAGTACGTTGACTACTCGACTCAGCAACTTGACACGATCAAAGCGGCCTTTCAAGAACAGGCTGAAACGGCTAAAGCCTCTGGTTGGTTTGTGGCTGGAATCTCGGCACTGGTTCGTCCGGGCATCACATGGGCTTTGTTTTTCATGTACGCGGCAGTCAAGGCGACTTCGCTTGTACTTGCGTTTCAAAGCAATGCGCCATGGCATGAAGTGATTGTGAAGTGTTGGGATGAAGATGACTTTGGACTCTTCACCATGGTGATTTCGTTTTGGTTTGTTGGTAGATCAATAGAGAAATATCAAAAGTCATGACCAAAAAAATACCTATCAATTGCAGTCATTGCGGAAGATTATTTGAGCGCAAAAATGGCGGAAGAGAAAAGCAATGTTCAATTGCTTGTAGGTTTTGGTCAAAAGTTAGCCGCGTTGAAAACGGTTGTTGGGAATGGCAATGGTCATTGTTTAAGCAAACTGGTTACGGCCAATTTGCATTGGATTCAAAGACTCCAGTAAACGCTCATCGCATGTCATGGGAACTTGTTAACGGAACCATTCCTGCTAATCTTTTGGTGTTGCATAAATGCGATAACCGTAAGTGCGTTAATCCTGAACATCTTTTTTTAGGGACGCAAAAAGAAAACATGACTGATATGGTTAAAAAGAATCGTCATGTAGGTACAAAAGGCTGGAAACAATCGCTGAGTCAAAGGTTGCGAGCTTCACAACTAATGAAACGTTTATGGCAAGAGCGGCGTACAAGTGAATGAAGCGATTGAGCTTGCCATCAACGTACTCATCAAGCCCTTTGAAGGTTATGCTCGAAGGCTTCCTGATGGTGGTTGCTGTGCTTATCCTGACCCCGCTACTGGTGGTGAGCCTTGGACTATTGGTTATGGTTCTACTGGTCGTGATATTAGGCAATACACTGTCTGGACAAAAGAACAGGCCGAAGCTGCCCTTCAGGAGCATGTCCGGCACTTCGTATCCGGACTGGTAAAACTCTCACCGAGGCTTCTTTCTGCAAGCCCTAGACGTATTGCTGCAGTCATCAGTTGGGCGTATAACTGTGGCCTTGGTAACTACAGAATCTCCACCTTCAAGAAACGCATTGACGCAAGCGACTGGGAGGGTGCAGCGGTGGAGTGCCGCAAGTGGAACAAGGCTGCTGGCCGAGTGCTTCCAGGGTTGACCAAGCGTCGAGAAGCTGAAGCACTGATGATGAGGTAAGCATGGCAAACCCAATTGCAAAGACAACCCGCGGCAAAGGAAGGCACTTTCAGTCAGTGGCTGAAGGTGGTGGCATGACAGAGGCCGGTAGGAAGGCTTATAACAGGGCTACAGGCTCCAATCTGCAAGCGCCTGCACCTAACCCTTCAACGCCAAGAGAAAAGGCCAGGAAGAAGAGTTTCTGTGCTCGATCACGATCATGGTCTGGCCCAAGAGGTAAGGCCGCTAGAAGACGCTGGAGGTGTTAGATGAAACAAGGACTGTACGC